CTTAAAGCCTCCAAGAACATCGCAAATTTATTAGCTGAAGATAATACTGTCAAGCACTCTTGAGCCGCGTCTTCGTCAGACATATCTGGCATTCTTATACCCATGACGTCGGCGCACTCTATGAGCATTGCCTGCTTACGAGCACTTTCATCTGCTAACGTGGTTGTCAGTAAATCCATATCTACGTCAAATTGTGGTTCGACAAGCATACGAATTGTCATATCAATAAGCCTTACCTCATCTTTTCGTGTGCGTTTGATGAGTCGTGACAGCAAAGCATAGCACTGATCAACGTCGTCAGCATTGTATTTCTGCATCTCAGCAACCTCTTGCTCAGTAAAATCAGCAAGACGCTTACCCTTAGTTGCAACCAACGCCGATTGATCTTTGACACCTATCTTGTAATGCTCGACAAGTTTTGCCAATGACAACCCCACGTCTTTAGCGTGGATAGGTCTAGCCATTGCCAGTGTGCAACCCCAAAGTTTGGGTTTGATACCAAGTCGCCACGATAATATCATAGCATCAAAGCCTGACATATTGTGTCCGACTAACCAGTACTCTGACCAATCGACGCTGTCGCAGACGTCACGCACCTGCTGCTCCCCGAACGCGACGACAGTTGGTTCATTACCAAACTTGAACGCACAAGAGATTATCTCTGTGTCGGGGTGCATACAGTATGCAATAGGCGACATCTTAGTAAGCGAATGACCAACTGCCCAATAGGTTTCTAGGTCAACTATCGCTATCTTCATTTTTTGTTTTCCTCCTAGCGTTTGCACCAAATCTCAACATTCGTTCTTTTTGAGATGGTTCTACTTCTTGTAACTCACACTCGTAAGCGATACCCATATACGCCATAGTATCGACGTAGTGATCTTTCTTGAGTGGGCTTGTACGCTTACGAGCAAGTTTAGTTGCAATGTGAAGTATGGCGACGTCCGATGGTTTAATCTCATGACCAGTTATAGCGTTGAATATATCTGCTATGTGGGTCATGTTATCCACAGGGTCGCCATAGTCCTTGTTACGTTCTTGTGATGTTAAAGCTGACGCTTCAGCTAACAAGTCACAACGATCGGGCTTCTTCTTCATTTCCACCACACCATCTGAAGCCAAGCACCAATCACAACCACGATGGCGATAGCTATTCCTATGTGCATAGCTCTATCTTTCCATACGTTGTAGTTGTCACGAATTGGTGCGCGTAATATGGCTTCATCGAACGTAGGTAAATGAACTACCTCTTTTTCAAATACCTCTCTCGGTGTACCGATACGCTTCATCAACTGATTAGCGTAGCCGTACGATACGCCTGTAGCCTTCGCCACTTCTTTAGGTGTGGCTAACTTGTTCTTCAGTAAGTATTTCCACACCTTCTGCTCTTTCTTGCCCATGTTAGTCTCCTTTTACTAGGGGTTTAAGTTTCTGTATTTCAGAGTTTCTACGCAACTTACGCAAAGCTCTTGCTTCTAACTGACGTACACGTTCTCTACTTACACCCCAAAGTTCTCCAATTTGATGTAAAGTCCAACCGTGTCCGTCAGGCATATTAACACCGAAACGCATCTTCATGATAATAATCTCACGTTCCGTAAGATTAGCTGATGGGTCACGATCAGTGAGTCTGCCCTTCTTCATTTCCATTTCTGTTTCGTCTGGAAGAAGTTCAAACTCATACTGATCGGGTTTTACAAAATTGTTAGTCATCGCCATCTCTAGTAAGTTGATGTGCAACTGCCGCGCTAGTCAACGCATCACGATCAATACCTAGATCTTCGATTGTAGTCTTTTCGGCTCGTTGAACCTTACCACGTGGTGCAGATGGTGCGTGTAGCTTTTCCATATACTCCTCGGGTACATACTGCTCAAGCTCTGGTAGTTCTTTGATAGCAGTGTTCAAAGATGCGTGTTGTTGCATAAAGGATTTTAGTTGCTCCTCAACTTTGTTGAACTTGTCTTGAAGCGATTTCTTGATAGACTCGTTAGACTTGCCACTCTTGAACCAAGTCATAAGTAGTGGAGGGAAGTCAGCTTCGGTCAACTCCATCTTACCTCTGTTACCGCTGTAGGAATGCCCCGCAGAAGCGTGAGCGGGTGACAGCGTAAAGTCGCCTTCCAAGTAAATATTTACATCACCACTGTCAGGGCAACTTTCTGGTGCAACAATTTTCACGTCAACATTCCTTGCTTTCAAGCCGTCAAGCCATTCTTCAGGCATTTGCTGTTTAAGTTGTGGCGCACCTTTCCAAGATACAGACTCGATACAATTACGTATTGCTTCGTACTCTGCACTGTCTTTGGTCAAAGTGTCTGCCGAATACGGTTTTTGTGCCGTTTGCGACATTTGTCTTACCTTGTGTAGTATGTGCTGAACAAGGGTGTCAGTCTTTCTTACATAAGCCATGTGTTTCTCCTTTGTTGGCTAGGGTTACGCATCAACATCAAATTCGACGACAGTACCCCAATCGAAATTGGTACACTCAGTTGTCAGCCAAATTGTGTCATGCTTTGAAGTGAAGTTGCTCTGATCGCCGTAGCCATCAGTAAGATAGACAACAACTTCGGGGTCGAGATCGTGTTCGTCAATGTAGTCAAACACGGGTTCAAATGCTGTACCACCACCGCCGTGTGGTGTCAGCTTGATCGGAAGATCCTCTGGTTCGTATGTGTCGGCATGATTAACTTCCGCATCACAGTAGATGACGGTCACGGACTCGGGATTACACTGTTCGATTATCCTGTTAACGTGTCCACCAAATACATTCAGTTCGTTTTGTCCGATAGATCCTGACGTGTCGACGCCGATAACTACTGGGCCCATGCGGGGGGTGTAGTCGACGCCCGGCAGGTAGATGCCACGACCGACGAACCTACGATTGGGTCGTTTCCAAGACCAACCGTCTTTGATCTTCCCAGTCATGTATCGCTCAAGTATATCGTACCAAGGCGTTTTTACGTTGACCAACTCGTCGATCATTCGCTCGAGAGAAGCGGGCAACTTACCTTTCTGCTTGGCAATCTTAGACGCTTGTATAGTTTCGATCTTGGCTTGAGCTTCAAGCTCTTTGATCTTGCTCTCGTCAAGTGGGTTGCCGTTCGCATCGGTAGGATCTCCGACGTCGAGACCAATTCCGCCTTCACCGTCACCGCCGTCGTTGCCTTCAGGCGGCGGGTCTGCATACAACTCTTCGGTCGCATGATCTCTAGCGCCGTCAAAGTAACAGCCGCCTTCGATGAAGTCGCCGACTTTTGCTTCTTTGAGCGTGTCGTTGATGACCCAGTCAGCGGCGATGTTCCACTGCTTCGGGTCACGTGCGCCACGTCTTGTCGAGTGACACAACATATAGTGCATGGCTTCGTGAGCCAATAGAAAGATGGTATTCTTGACCGTGAGTGGTACAAGAAAGTGTGGGTTCAAACGCATCTGACCAGTTGCGTCCATAGACGCTGTCTTGGTGTTGTAATCGTAGATAAGATCGCGTTTGCTCACAGCCATACCAAAGAATGGGTGGTCAAGTACAAGTCGTGCTTTAGCTTTGACAACTTTGTCTTTGACCGCACTCAACGCGTGAGCGTCAAGTGGCGGTGGTGCTTGATCTAGCATAAAAGTCCTCCATTTGTTGATTTGCTGACACGTCGTGTCTCATAGTCGAAAGAGTTGGCGTGTCATGGTTGGTGCAAAGATGGCAACTACATACTCGCATATTGTTAGCTACTTTCTTTGCGTCTTGCCTAGTTTCTACCCAAGGTAGATGGCGCAACGCCTTGTTAGTCATACGTTGTTGTTGCGCCCTACGAAAAGCTCGGCTTCTCATTTTATTCTCCACACTCTGTAGAGTTGCGTAGCTTTATCGATTTGCGACGCAAAACACTTAGTGTTTTTGCCACCATAAATTCTCATAAGAGATTGTGTTAATGATGATCGTTGATTATAATTTAACCCTCCAACACTATCTCCTATTTTCATAGCCTTTGCGGTACGAGTGTAGATACTTCTGTCAGAAATAGGTTTCTTTACGTCAGTATCTATCTGTAACGTGTTAGTGGGTTGATTGGGCGTTAAGTTTTTGAATTTTATATGTGTCATTTTACCTCCGTGAACTTAACAAGTTATCATGGGATTAGGAAAACGCATATTCCTTTTCCCACCTTTCTAAGATGTCCTCAGCTTCTCGTCTAGCTGACTTACCTCTGCGTCTTTCTATTTCATCTAACGCTTGGTCGTTCGTCATCTCTTCAAGAAGCTGATGTAGAACATCTTCGATTTCAAGAATGTAGTTCTTGTAGTCGGTCATCATACAATACCTTGCATTCTCTTCATCAATACTTCGATGTCGTTCTTAGCCTGCGTTCTTGCATTCGGCGAGTGTCGTATGATCTCCTTACCGCTCGCAAGTTTCACCGCAAGTGTGTTCAACTCAGTAATCTGTTGTCTGATTAGTGGGTCGTCACTCAGGCAGACTCGATCCATACGAGTGGATACCTCTACCATGTTATCAATCAAACTGTCTCTGAATACAGAACCATCTTTACCAATTGGTATCGATAGTTTCTTGACCGCTTCAGCTAACGGCTTGATCATCTGTTGCAGAACGTGAGTAGATGCAGACGCTTGCACGTCGTCCAGCTGCCTCTGCAACGACGACTTCTCCGCTTCAGACATACCGAACCTTGGGTCAAAGTCATCTACCTTTGGTATCGGCATATACTGTACGTCGATGTTGAACCGGCTGCGCAGATCGTCGACGTCTGGATAGTCACTCTCTTTCGCAAGATTAGGATTACCTTTCGCCATACCAATCTGATGTATACGAGCCAGATCATTTCGCCACACACTATCCCAATTGTCGCAGAGTGTGTCCACTGCTGCATAAGCGTCGTCGACGAGTTCCCGCAGGTCACTGGTAAAGTCCGTCCAGTTCATCATGTTCAACATACGTTGTCCAACTGCCCACGGGACTGTGTTGTCGTTGACGTACGTGTAAACAGCTGTGAATTTGGCAACTGCACGTTTGACTAGATTATCTCTACCATCAAACAAATGCTTGTTCACCGTACCCGCACCGTACTCCTCCGTCGCGTTGACGTCGGATATGTATGGTCGATACATACCACGCTTGAGAGTAACAAGAACTGCTTTCTCATTGAGTGGCTTGACATTGATTGTCTGACGAACGGGTTGCTCAGTTGGTAGTTCTTCTTGAGGGCCCTGAACAGGTTCTGCGACGGTGTCGTCGTTGTTGTCCTGCTGCAGCGCGCCTCCGTCCACGTCGTCATGGGTAGACGGCAAACTATCACTTTTCTTGATAGCGTCAGCCAATGCTTGTTGTAGTTCTAAGTTCATCTATACCTCCTATGATTTAAAGATGTCTTGATTTTTCACTGCGTAATCAGTGAATGCTTTGGACGCTTGCACCTCTGGGTTCTTCTTGAGTGCATCTGTCAGATAGACAACTGCAAACTCTTTTGGCATACGTGTTACGTACTTGAGGTCAGTCTCAAAGCTGTCCACAGTGGACGTCATAGACAAGGACGTCGCAATCGCATACCGTACGGCAGGCTCCTTCGGCGTCTCCGTCGTCTCTGGGTGCATTCTAACGACGTCGATGTTAGGCATCTTCGCCATCATGTCACGAGCCGCGACCCATTCAGCGGCGGCGCCTTCGCCGACTTTGCCCTCACAAGCCATGAGGTATAAGTCAGATGGTAAGTCCGTCGGCACTTCCGTGAACAACTTCGTCCAAGATCTCTGCGTAGGATTGCTACGTCGGTTTGGATCGTAGTCATTGAGAAGATTAGGTCGTAGTCTCATGAACGCGATACCCAGTGGGTCTACGTCGTTCTGCAGAGCCCATGCACACCAGTCGTCGAGAGATGTCTCAACATCAAAGTGATACATTCTGTCGTTGAGATGCCCAAGCAACGGCTTCGCACCCGCTCTGTCTTCGGCGCGATTACCAGTCGCAATGATGCAGACGTTGTCGTCCAACTTGAAACTGGGTGTCTCACGCTCTAGCATGAAACCCGCCGCCCACGTCTGGTGATGAGTCGAGGACTGATGTAACTCCTCAAGAATGATACCACCACCGCCAGTGCCTTCGCGAAACCTGTAGAACATTTCGGACGGATTGAACTTTGTCATGCCGTCGGTCACGCTAGGTACGCCAGTGAAGTCAACGACGTCGTGGTTGTTGATATGCACCACTAGGATACGATCGTCAGAGAACCCTAGCTTTCGCATGATTTGTACTGATGCGTCGCTCTTGCCTTCCCCGGGCTTGCCAACGATGTCGACGACAACCCTAGGGGATTTCTTGTAAAGCGCCACAGCAGTATCGATGATTTGATTTATGGAACCCATAAACACCTCCATTGTATTTTAGTTGTGGTTTATAAACAAACGTGTATAAATGGCACTACATGTGTTTACACGTATATACCCAAACTGTCAACACGTTTCGTACTTACAGTTTAATTTAGGTTACACCCCCATTGGTATGGGGGTGGGTCTTGTTGTCTACGATCTAGCCAAGTAATAGCTTTATCAAGGTTGCACTCATACGAGTGGGTCTAAAGCCGAGAAGTTGTCGCCGTAGGTCAGAGCTTCTCTTAATACTGTTCCTAACAACAATTCTTTTAGTTCTCTTCGTTGAACTGTTCTTTGTATTTGTTAATGATTTGTAAAACCATCTCTTCACTAACTTCCATTGACACATTGGTATCTCTACCCACATAGTCAATTACGAGAGAGCCGTCGCGTTCAAAACGAAAGCTATCTGCTAACGTGTGCAAATTAAATTCTAACTCCATTTAGTCCTCCTCTCTTTCGTCATCAATTATGAAGTGCATTTCTATCCACCCATTAGCGCAATCTTCACGCTTGTAGATAGTAACTGGACACTTCGATAGCCACGTTTCAAATTTCCACATATCGCAACCCGCTTTGCGAACGACGTCGTCATTCCCGCCGCGATAGATGTAGTCATGTACTTTATCATTTATAGCGAAATCTTTAGCCACGTTGTAGGTACGTTCATCTTTAACCATCTCGTGACATAGTTGATGAAAAGCAATAAATTGTTTCTCTTTCTTCGTTAAAGGTTTGTCTGAATTTTTTTCTGCACGTTGTATACCATCAGCCACTTCTTGTAGTACGCGGGCCAATTGTTTAACATCTAAGCTTTCGATATACTTTTTTATTTTTTCAGTGTCTTTGGTTGTAAGCATTTAGTCCTCCACAAATCTGCCTTCCATTCTTTCATAGATAGTTATACCAAAGTCATAACCTTGCTTGTAACCATCTGAATACTCGTCAGCCATGTAACCTCTCAATAAAGCATCAGCTACACCATCTTTAAAATTTTTAAGATATTCTTTGTCCATTTTGTCCTCACTTTATCATTCTTATATCTACTTCACTTCGCCATTGCTTGATCATGTTCTGCAAACTTTCAGCACATTCACGTCTGCCATATAGAATACCATCTATACTATTTTCGACTTCATACTCCTCAGTAATATCTCCTAACCGCTCATCTACCACTTCGAACTCAAGCCATTCTTCTACTTTCTTGAGTATCATGGCGTCCATTATGATTGCGTCATATACGGATTGTGGCTTTGAACGATTACTGAACAGTCCTGCTAGCCAGAGTATGTA